ACGGAACACGGATCGTGGCAACGATCAGAGGTCGGGATGCAATTTATATCTGGACTGATACTTCCTTATTTATTATGAGATTTGTTGGCGCTCCTTTCGTATTTTCTTTTCAACAGGTGGGTACGAACTGTGGACTGATTGGAAAACATGCGGCAGTTGAAGTGGATGGTTCTGCTTACTGGATGTCAGAGAATGGTTTCTTTAGATATACTGGTAAACTGGAATCTCTGGCGTGCCTGGTTGAAGACTATGTTTTTGACGACATTAATACGGTTCCTAAAAATCATATTTATGCAGGATTAAATAATCTGTTTGGTGAAGTTACATGGTTCTACCCTGGTAGTGGTGCTGCATCTAACAATAGATCGGTTACTTATAACTTTATGGATTCAACACCAGAGCGTCCAGTATGGACGACTAGTTCACTTTCAAGATCATCCTGGTTTGACTCATCCATTTTTGGAAAACCTCACGGAACTGAATATGATTCTGATGCAACGAGTGATTCAACGGTTGGCAATACGGACGGTGTTACAACTTACTTTGAACACGAAACAGGACAGGATCAAATTAAAGCAGGAACAAGAAGTGCTATTGCAGCAAGTATTGAATCTGGAGATTTTGACATATCGGCAACACAGGGTGGCGGTGGAGATTTAAGAGGGGACGGCGAACACATGATGAAAATCAGAAGAGTGCTTCCTGACTTTTTATCCCAGACTGGCGATGCAAGAGTGACTTTAAATTTAAAAAATTATCCAACGGACTCGCAGGTAAGTTCTTCATTAGGACCCTTTACATCTACGACAAGTACGACTAAAATAGATACACGTGCAAGAGCACGAGCTATATCTTTAAAAGTTGACAATACCAGTACTCAACAGCACTGGAAGCTTGGCACTTTTAGATTAGATATACAAGCGGACGGGAGACGGTAATGGGATTAATTGCTGATACAAAAAATTTAATGACAAATCCAGCTATAAAAGGAATGGTTGGTTATTATGCGCCTGGTAATGTAGGTAAGATACAAAACTGGAGTGATTTAACTGGTGGAAGACAAGATATATCTAAAGTTTATGAAAGTGGAATACAAAATGCATTATTAAAATCTGTTGCCGCTGATATTAGAGATTATCCAAAAAAACCTTTAACAGTAGGTTATACAGATATTTCTGGAGTAGGATCTAAAGGAGAAGAAGGTTATTTTAGTCATTTAGATCAATTTAAGGCCATGGGATCAGCACTTATGGGTAACCCTAGCTCTATTGCAAATTTAAGTACGGGACGATTTAATGTTGATTGGACAGGAGACATTACTAATCCAGAAGAAAGAAAATTATTTTTAAGAGATATTTATAATTATGATAAATCCGTGGATGATATTACTAAATTATGGGGAGCAGGGCCTTATAGTATAAATGCACAAATTCCAAGAAAAGTAGTGGACAAAATATTTACTTGGCAAGATAGAATGTTGATGGCTAAAAGACAAAGTGAATCCAACGCCAGAATGCAACAACGAATCCGACAAGCAGAAGCTGCTGAAACAAATAGAATAGCTAAGGAAAAAGCAGATGCAGCGGCACAAGCACAAGCACAAGCACAAGCACAAGCATCTCAAAGACAAGCTGATCAAGCTAGAATATCAAGAGCATATAGAGAAGAGACTGGAGGACAAGCAGGTTCTTATGCACCAGGTGGGGGTTCTGGAGCACATGCTGCAGATGCTTCAGGTTCTACTTATTCAGATCCATTTGATCCAGGTGGAGGAGAAGCACAGGGCGGTTTTATAGATGGAACAAATAGAAGACGTAATTATTTAAATGGTGGATTAATAAACTTTTTTAAATATGGAGGATTCATTGGCTAGAATAGTACAATCACTTACACAGCCCCTTGAGAAATACGATCAACAAGTACAACAATCATTTGTAAGAGACGTTGATAGTGTTATCCAAAAATTAAACACATCCTTTCAACAGGATTTAAAAGACGAGGCGGAAGCGGAAAGCTTCTTCATGGCATAATGGCTAATACATTTGTAAATAAAAAAGTAGATTTAACGAGTACGTCGGCTACGACTTTGTACACTGTACCCACAGCAACAACCGCCGTTATTAAATCAATACTCGTGTCTGAAGATTCAGGGAACGCGGATACGATAACGGTTACAATAACTGATACGGATGCCGCTGTTTTTAGCCTTTTCAAGGTTAAAGCTATATCTGCTAATGCAACATCAGAACTGCTTTCGGCACCATTAGTCGTCGCAGAGAGTGAAATTATAAAAGTAACCGCAGCTACGGCTAATAGATTACATGTCGTATTATCTGCGCTCGAAATTAAACCTAGGATCGTGACATCCTAGACTTGATTTACTTGTGAAAAACAAGTAATATTATAAACCCAGGTGAAATTCCTGCCTTTAACAATTAACACAAAATTATGGCTATAGATAGAACAGGAATATCATCATTAGACGCGGGAGCATTGGACATTACTTATTCAGGTGACGAAGGTCCTAAATCCCCAAAACAAATTGCCGGTGGAGAATACAACCGTGTTTTAGAACTCCTTGAAAAAGTAAGAGAAGATATACCTTTATCAGAAGAAGAAAAAATGGAATTACAAGGGTTAATACGAACTCTTACAGCAAAAGGAATTAATGTTGAACAATTAATGGGAGGATCTGGGGACATGAGAATGGCTTCTGCTGATCCTATACTACAAGATGAATACGATAAATATGTATTTGAATTACAAGAAATGCGTCCAGAAGCTGTACCAATGTCAATAGAAGAATTTAAACAACAGGCTATATCAGGTATGGCCGAAGGCGGAATCGCGAGACTGGGATTACAAGGTGGTGGTCCTCCTGGACAACCAGAAACCGGTCGACATTATGGATATGGAGATCCTGATAGACCTTACGGAGGTCCTGGTCCAAAATTTGATCCAGCACCACCAGGAGAAATAGGTGGGCCAGGATATATTAGTCCTAAAGATCTGAGAACATTAGAGATTAAGGCGGACATAGATAAAAGAAAAAAAGAAAAAACAACAAAAGAAGATATTATAGATACAAAGTTTAGACTATTCAAAAAGAAACCTTTTATACCACTACCAGGGGCTACTTTTACTAAAGGTATTGGCTCTAGAGCATATTGGCCAGGTCATAAAGATTTAGCAATAAAAGATAGAAGTGCTCATGCTTGGTCTCTATCTGAGGCATGGGGAAAATGGTTTGATAGTCTAAGTAAAGAAGAACAAGGAAGCACTGACATGATGAACTTTCTTTCATACAGTGGTGCAGTTCCAAAAGGAAAAAGTTACGCGGATTATACATTAACGAAAGAAAATGGATCTGCTGGTTTAATTATGAGTGGAGATCTTAGTCATTTTTATCAATTAAAAAATCCTAAGTCAATAAATCCTGAAACAGGAAAACCTTTTACTGATAGAGAATGGATAGATTTTAGAAGAGAATTAATAGCGGATAGAGGATATGAAACAGGTGGCGACGACCCCGAATGGAAAAACCAAGGATTCCCTAGTTATGAAGCGTGGTTAAGAACACCACAAACAGGAATACCATCAGCAACAGCACCAGCACCAGCGGCAATGAGAACAGCAGCGGCAACTCCTCC